AGATTTTCCGAAATCATTTTCCGTATATGACTTGACAGAATTGCTTGGTGTGTTGTCCCTGTTCAAGTCGCCCATATTTGATTTTGATGTTGATGATTCATTTGTTGTTATCCGCGAAGAAGATGGTCGTTCCAACTTGCGGTTTAATTTCTGTGACCCGACATTTGTTGATTCTCCAAAAAAAGAAATCATTATGCCGGATGAGAAAATCAAGTTCGTCATTTCCGCCGATGAACTGGCGCAGACCATTCGTGCCGCTTCTATTCTTCAGGCACCAAACATCGTGTTCAGTAGTGACGGTCAAGATATTTTCGTTGAGGCGACAGACGAAAAAAATTCTTCTGTCAATAATTTCAAATTGAAGGTTGCTGATGGCAATGGTGATAAATATCGAATTGTATTATTGGCCGCAAACTTCAAGATGCTCCCAAACACATACAATGTGAGTATTTCGTCCAAGCCGATTTGTCGGTTTGAGAGTGATGATGGCAGTGTTCGGTACTATGCCGCACTGGAAACAACAACCACATATGGTGAGTAATATGTCATTGATTGATGAACTGTGGTGGGCGGAAAAATATCGTCCAAAAACTGTGTCCGAATGTATCCTACCAGAAGAAACCAAACAGATTTTTCAGAAAATGGTTTCGTCTGGCACGCTGTCTATGCATTTGTTGTTGCACGGAAGCGCAGGAACCGGCAAGACCGCCGTGGCAAAGGCAATGTGTGAAGAACTTGGTGTTGATTACTTGTTTGTGAACGCAAGCAACGAAAGAAACATCGACACACTACGAACAAAGATTGCCCAGTTTGCAAGTTCGGTTTCTATCGGTGGTGGAATCAAAGTGGTGATTCTGGACGAGGCCGATTACCTGAACAAAGATAGTACACAGCCAGCACTCCGTGCCTTTATGGAAGAGTTTTCTTCAAATTGTAAATTCATATTGACCTGCAATTTTCCGAATAGGCTGATTGATGCGATTCGGTCTCGTTGCACCGAAATACAATTCAGGGTTCCGGATGAAGAGAAAAAACACCTTATGGGGATGTTACTGAAACGGGTTGTTTCGATTCTGGATTCAGAAGGTGTTGCTTACGATAAGCGTGTTGTTGCGACTATTATTACAAAATTCTTCCCAGACAATCGACGAATTTTGAACATACTTCAAAAATTCCATACACTTGGTTCGCCAATTGATTCTGGAGTATTGTCTAGTCTGGTGTCCGTTGATTTCGAAGACTTATTGAATGCTCTTCGCCACAAGAATTTCACCGACATGCGAAAGTGGGTTGCCTTCTATGGTGATAATGACCCCGCCGTTGTTTTCCGTAGGTTTTATGATGAGTCATATACCATTTTCAAAAAGGAAAGTATACCGGAAGTGGTGTTGTTAATTGCTCGGTATCAGGAAGCCGCGTCCGTCGTGGCCGACCAAGAGATTAACTTGGCTGCGTTCCTGACAGAGATAATGATGAATGTGGAGTTTGTTGATGCCTGAGTTGAGAGACTTTCTTCGTGCGGTGAACGAGACGAAAACAGATTTGTTCTTGGAAAACGGTGACCCCGAAGCTGTCGAATCGGCATATGTTCCATTTGTGATGAACAAGTGCATGAGTTATTTCATTGATACTGTGTTGATTGCCAACGAGCTAAACAAACATCCATCACTTGGTAAGAAACCGCAATTTCATTTTCTTCTAAATACTGTTAGGGTCAGAAAGCGATTCAGCAAATGGATTAAGCCGGATGACCTAGACCTGATTGAGGCTGTTTGTGAATATCATTCTTGTAGCAAAAGAAAGGCACTAGAAATCTTAGATGTCCTGCCTCAGTCAGATATTGACAATATAATAAGAAAAACGGAAAAAGGCGGCAAAAAATGAACAGAGCCAATGTTGTAATTGGAGTTGATACCATGCTTGAAGTGAAACTGAATGATGCGGAAAATTTTTTGAAAATAAAAGAGACACTAACCAGAATTGGTATCGCGTCCGAAAAAACAAAAATTTTGTACCAGTCGTGCCACATACTACACAAACGCGGGCGTTATTTTATTGTTCATTTCAAAGAACTGTTTGCTCTTGATGGTAAGCCTGTAGATTTTTCAGAAAACGATATTGCTCGCCGAAATAAAATCGCCGCATTGCTGGAAGAGTGGGGGTTGGTTGAAATCGTCAACAAACAAGCATTCCAATCGCCGATGGCGACGGTTTCGCAAATAAAAATTCTTCCGTATGGCGAAAAGGAACAGTGGAACCTAGAAGCCAAATACGAAATGCGTGTTAAAAAAACCGAGGATAAGTAATGCTGCTTAAATATTATCGAGTTTCTGGAAATAGCATGGAGCACCCAAAACGCGCCACCGCGTCTAGTGCGTGTTTTGATTTGGTTGCTGATATCAAAGGGCGAAAAGTCAAAAAAATGACGCGCAATGGAATACCGCGCGAAATCGAATGTGAAGATGAAATTATCATTGGACACGGCGAACGCGTTCTGGTACCATGCGGTCTAATTTTTGATATACCTGCTGGACACTCTCTTCGAATTCACCCTCGTTCTGGTATGGCTTGGAAACATGGCATCACAATGGCAAACGCCGAAGGCGTTGTCGACGAGGATTATGTCGAAGAAACTATGGTGCTGCTGATGAACACCAGCGACAGTCCTTACTACATTAAGCACGGTGACCGTATCGCACAAGCGGAAATTGTGGTTGATTGTCGAATGGGTATGATGGAAATTGAATCCCGCCCAACACAAAAAACGGATAGAAATGGGGGGTTTGGTTCCACTGGTAAATAATGATAATTAATGTGAGGTGTGAATGAAGTTTTATACGAATGTTAAAACATACGGCAATTCGATTCTTGTTCGTGAAGTCGAAAACGGAACCAAACGACAGTATAGGATAAAGGATTTTTCTCCGTCTCTGTATCTTCTGTCAAACAAACAAACAACTCCTGATGCGGTTACCTTGGATGGTAGACCGTTGTCTGTGGTCAACCCTGGAAAAATTTCAGACTGTAAAGAGTTCCTAGAGCGATATTCCGATGTTTCTAATTTTGAAATTTTTGGGAACACCAATTGGACATATCAATTCATTGCGAACGAGTATCCGCAAACTCCGATTGAGTATGACTCGTCGCTAGTTACTGTGTGTAATATCGACATCGAAGTTGATAGCAGGAACGGCTTTCCGAAACCAGAATATGCGTCGGACAAAATTACTGCGGTGTGTATGCGTATTGGTAAGACATCTTATCTGTTTGGATGTGGTGATTTTGTTGTTCCAGAAAACAGAACACATGATGTTGTGTATACAAAATGCAACAATGAACCGCATTTGTTGCGGCAAGTTCTGGCTCGGTGGTGTGATAAACACCCAGATATTGTTACCGGCTGGAATGTCGAGGGGTTTGATATTCCGTACTTGGTCAATCGCATGACCAAGATTATCGGTGAAGACGAAACAAAAACGCTGTCCCCATGGAACCTTCTTTCCACCAAAGACACATTTGTCAATGGCCGCGAATCAGTTGTTCATTCTATTGGCGGTGTGGCTGTGCTGGACTATTACAATCTGTACAAGAAATTTCGTCTGGTTCCGAGAGAATCATATAAACTGGATTTCATTGCAAAGGAAGAGCTTGGCGAATCGAAGCTAGAATATGACGGTCCATTGTGGCAGTTGTGTGATAATGATTTCCAGACTTTCATGGAATATAACCTGCGCGATGTTGACTTGGTTGACCGACTGGACGCCAAACTAAAAATGATTGATTTGGCGATGGTGCTCGCATACCAGTCAAAGTGCAACTACGAAGATGTGTTTTTTCAGGTGCGCATGTGGGATTGTTTGATTTACAACCACCTTCTTGCGCGAGGCATAGCAGTTCCGCAAAAAGACAAACTTGTCGTGTCGTCGTCATATGATGGTGCGTATGTGAAAGACCCAGTATGTGGTATGCATGAGTGGGCGGTGTCGTTTGACTTGGACAGCCTGTACCCACACTTGGTTATTCAATACAACATTTCCCCAGAAAAATTTGTTCCCGTCGAATATGTTCCGGAAGAAGTGAAAGAACACATCGACATCGGGGCAATATCGGTCGATTACATTTTGTCGGAAGAGCATGATTTTTCTATTTTGAAAAAACACCAATTGACCATGACCCCAAATGGACAGTTTTTCAAAACAGATTCACAGGGCTTTCTTGGTGAAATCATGGAAACCATGTACGCCGAACGAAAGCGATACAAGTCCATGGCAAAGGAATCCAAGAAAAAACTGGAATCCATTGACAAAGACACGCGCGCGCACGACGAAGAAACAAAACGCATGGAGCGATATTCGCTGTTGGAGCGTGGACTGAAAACAACATTGAACAGTGGATATGGCGCTCTTGGTAATCAGTATTTTCGTTTTTATGACCATCGGCAAGCGGCAGCAATCACATCATCCGGTCAATTGTCGATTCGGTGGATTGAAAAGCGGTTCAATGAGTTGTTTAATAAGGTTCTTGGTACCAACAATGTTGATTATGTCATCTATATCGACACAGATTCCAACTACATCACGGTAAAGGATTTCGTTGAAAAAAAATTTGGTGATGATGCTTCTGTTAGTATTTTAGAAAAAGTCAATTTTATTAATGCATTGTGCGAGAAAAAATTAATTCCTCATATTGACAAGTCATATACCGAACTGGCAGAATATGTTTGCGCGTATTCACAGGCAATGCGCATGAAGCGTGAGGTAATTGCCAATCGTGGAATATGGACTGGGAAAAAACGCTATGTGTTGTCTGTGTGCGACGAGGAAGGCATTCGTTACGATACACCAGAATTGAAAATTACTGGGTTGGAAACAAAACGGTCTTCGGTTCCAGAACCATGTAGAACCGCCCTACAAAAATCGTATGAGATTGCGCTGAATGGAACCGAATCGGATATGATTGAATTTGTGGTCGGATTCAGAAAAGAATTTGAAGAACTGCCAATTGAGTCGATTGCGTTTCCGAGGGGGGTGAGCGACATTGAGAAATATCAAGAGGCAAATTTCTCTTTCAGGAAAGGAACTCCAATTCATGTTCGTGCGGCAATACTGCACAACAAACAGATAGATAAGCTGAATCTTGGAAATGAAATGCAGCCGATACGAAGCGGTGACAAATTGAAATTCGTATATTTGAAAATGCCGAATCCGCTCGGCG